CAGTATGGTTGGTACGCTTAACATCCAACCCTTTGAGGGTAGATGGGAAGTTAGTAATGTTGGATACTCGATTAAGGACGAGTTCCAATATTACGTGTACCTTGACACTGGGAGTAATGACGGACATCGACAGATTCCCGTCGGAACAATCAGTGTCAAAAGGTTTGTCAGGAAACCCGGTTTCCCAATGAGTAGTCTGTAGTTAACAGACGGCTCATTGTCTACGACGCAGCAGGTGCTTGCGCTAGCGTTGCTCGAACAGCGACGCTAAAATACGCACAAAGCTGCCTTTCGTAGATGTCTGAATTTAGGACAAGCGTCCTTGAACTCAGGCACCTACTTGTGCGAGGTCCCACGTGTTAGCAAGCGACATTACGCTCGATAAAGTGGATGGAACCGATGTCGTTTTCCGTCTTGTTTCACAAGATGGTAACGGTACTCGGCGTATCGATGTTGCCAGTACTCTTGCTCTGCCTAATGTGCTTAGTATTAAGCACAGTACGACAGGTAAGTTTCCTGGCCTCGTTACGGACCGTCATTTGATTCAATTCAATAAGACGGTTTCCACCTCGACCGGAAGTGCATCCGCGAACGTCAACCTCACGGTTGCCGTCCCACGCGATGTTGCAGTTACCCCTACGGTAGTCAAGGATTTGCTTACGCATCTCGTTGATTTCCTTACGGATGGTGCTGCTACCGGGTTGGCTAGCTCAGCCAACATCGACGCGATACTACGTGGTGAAGCTTAGCGGCTTCTTCACGTAGACTTGCGCGACGTCGCTACAGTGCGCGCTGCTAGCAATGGGCTTGGAGGTACAGCCAGAAATGGTAGACCTGAAAAGCCAAGAGGAGATTTATCTCCGCCTGCATGCGCAGCTGATTCGTAGCGATCCACTTCGAACATCTTCATCAGGGAACCGATCCCTCGAGCGCGACGTCGAGACAGTAATGTCTCGAGTCAAACACGAGGGGCTCGCCTTCTTGACCAAGACTCTCCCTAAGTTGGGAAAGGAACTTGATCGAGCTTTGGTGACCGGCAGGTTCACAGCCTCTGAGGTTTTCGCTTCCTCAAGAGGCCGGAGTACACCCGCATTTCTGCAGGCATACTTCAACCTGGTCTTCGATGAAGACGGTTTGCTCCTAGACACAGCCCCCGTCGATGCCATACGGCACCTTCGGCAGGTTCTGCTGTTCGCGTACAAGCTTGAGGTACCCTATTCTGTCGAGGACGAAGCTCGAGTAATCGAGTCTTTCGTAACAACAGACCAGGAACTTGAGCTAGAGCCTTCAGCCTCCCTTGACGAATTAACTTCGTTGATGGCGCTGATTACTCTTAAGGTCTTTTATGGTTTTGACCATAAAGACATTATGCCGCGACATGGTCCGGGAGCGGTGGCCACTGGTGAGTTACTCGAAGAGAAATGGAAATTTTCCAGGCTCTACGATGCGATTCACCAAGTGTATCCCTACTACAATTATTATGTTGTAGGAGGTGCGAGTGAACTATCAGACCGTTTGGACTGGTACAGGTCTCTCACCCGCCTCAAGAAGGGCGTGGCGAAGGTCTGTCTGGTCCCGAAGGACTCGCGCGGTCCGCGTCTTATTTCGGCTGAACCATTGGAATACCAGTGGATCCAGCAGGGAATCGGACGGAAGATGGTTGCTCATTTGGAAAGCCATCGGCTTACCATGGGCAATATCAACTTCACGCATCAAGACATCAATCGTAGTCTTGCTAAAATTAGCTCTGCTAATCAAAGCTTTGCTACCCTTGATCTCAAAGATGCATCGGACAGGGTCTCCCTCGGATTGGTCAGGAGAACTTTTGAACGTACTCCTGAACTTCTTCGAGCGTTAGAGGCCTGTCGCACGGCCGAGACTAAGCTTCCAGATGGAAGAGTCGTACCACTCAGAAAATTTGCGCCTATGGGGTCAGCTTTATGCTTTCCCGTAGAAGCGTATCTTTTCTGGGTGACGATTGTCTCAGCGATAGTTATCTCCGAGAAATTGCCACTGGAGAAAGTGGGCAAGCGCGTCTTTGTCTATGGTGACGATATAATCGTTCCCACAGAATGGGCGACGCTTAGCATACAAGCTCTTACTCTCGTTGGCTTAAGGGTCAATGAGGATAAGTCTTGTATCACGGGCTTCTTTCGGGAAAGTTGTGGTCTCGACGCTTTTAAAGGCGAAGAGGTTACACCTGCCCGAGTGAGAACTCCGTGGACGGGTCGATCATCCGATGGATCTGCTCTAGCTTCTTACGTTGCCCTTTCGAATTCCTTAAGCGAAAGGGGATACCGTGAAGCTAGCGAGTATTTATGGAAGTTGGTCGAGACTACCTATGGTAAAATGCCATATGGAACGTCTAGAGCCAGTTATCCATGTAGACTCGTAAACGATCCTCAGTTAGCGCTTGCGTTGAATCGCAAGCTCTTTCGAGGAAAGTTTAACAGTAGTTTCCAGCGTCTCGAATTCTTGCTTCCGCGCCTTTCTTCACGGAAGGTAGGATCTAGATTAGAGGGCTGGCCTCGGTTGTTGAGGAATATGATTTCCCCAGCGATCGATGACCCATCGACCATCGTTGTTCCACGCTCGATGAAAATAAAGCGTGGGTGGACGGCCGTGGGATAACCACGGGTGCCTCGAAAGAGGTCCGTA